TTCTGATCACCCTGAACATAGTGCGTTTCGGCGGTGGTAGGGTCATACGCCAGCGTGCTTTTGTCCTTCGGGTTCCCCGGCGCATCCACATTGTAGAGGTGTAGGGTCTTCCCGTTAATATCCCATGGGGCGTAATACTCCAAGGATTCAGCCGGTACGTTGTGACGCTTGGCTATGTCGGCGCGGGCGGCGGTGTCTATTTCTGGGGATACCGCTTCGGACATGGAATATCTGGAAGGGCGAATGGGAAGAGGGACTTCCCCTGAAAAAAATCTCTTTATGTCATTGATGACCCTGGTTGCGGGAATGCCTTTGTCATACTTTCTCGAGAAAGACCGCGCTGGGGACAAATAATATTGGTCTTTAAGTTCTCCAAGCCCATCTTCAAGGTCAACAACAACCTCTCCTTTGTGCCGGTCTATAATCTTTCGGATAACTCGGTATTGCTCAGGGGTAGGCTCTTTGGCGATATCCATAGACCCGGAATTATCATCCATTCGGATATACCCATAAGCCATGAGCTCTTTCATTCCCCGCGCCCCCCCGGCCTCGCGGTGATCGTAGGAGCGGGTTCCAGGTTCCCCGCCCTCGCTCTTTCCTGACAGGTCTATCATGGAGCCATCTTTAGCAATATATCCAGCTTCCCTCAGATCGTTGGTCTTCCCAAGCTCTTTAATCCGCGCCCACTCAATATTCTTAAAATCCTTCTTAGATTTAAGGGTCGTTTTTCTTTTTTCTACCGTCGCCTTGGCTTTTCGATAGGCCTTAACCCAATCCTCATTGACCAACTTCCCGTTTCTTTTTTCAATTAATCCCTTTACGTCTTTACCGCCCCTGACATCGTACCCCATGGATTTCAAGGTTTTGTTCATGTTCGCCAAAACCTCTTTGGTAAGCGTTTTCGTGTCTATAATCTTTATTGTGGCTTCGGACATCGTGTAGAGGGGCGTTGTCATTCCTCCGCCTATTGGGGGTTTTCCCCATTCCTTCCGGCTCATCTCCCAAGGTTCCTTCCCCTCCACCTTCCCGGCGTCGGGTGCTTCCCCCATCTTCGCCTTTGCGTTGTCAACTGACCGTTGGACCATATCAAGGTACGCCTGGTCACGTTTTTTCCCGTTGAACATCCCCGATTTCAGGATTTGTTCACCCTCTGCGATACTGTTCTTGATCTCTTGTATCTTAGCCGGGTCGGTTTCGACTTTATTCCCGGCGTCGGGTGTGGTGGGCTTTCCTTCAAGCGGTATCTCGGTCAACTTTCCGTCTTTGCCTGAGAAAGTGAGGGACTTGAAAACAACCTCTTTTCCTTCAAACGATTTATCCCCAATGTATTTCTTGCCTTCCCCTTTCTTGACATAGGCGATGGTAGCGTGTGGCTTATAATCAGGGTATGTGTCGGTGACCTTCAGGTTATCGGCAATCTTTTTATTGAGAGCATGGAGTTCAGAGCTTTCGATATCCACCTTGACAACATCATAGGCATCGGATTCAAAAATAGACACCTTGCCCATTTTTGCGGTAATCGGCCCTTGGCCGGAAAGAAGTGGTTCAACCTCTTTAGGGTCCACGGTATCCAATCCGTATTTGACGGTTATGTGGGGTTCTTCTTCTCTTCCGTATGATGGGTCTTTCGGGTCTTCGTAAATTTCAGAATCAGGTATTTTCTTACCGAAGGATTGAAGGGCTTTAGATTCCTCTTTGGGGATGTCAACCTGTGTGCTGCTGAAGTCGTGAACCTGGCCCTCTGCCTTTTCCTTAACCTCTCCCCCCCATTCCCCGTTCTCGTCGATCCTCGCGCCCTTCGCTGCCTCTGGTGGGGGTTCTGGTGCCATGTTCTCGGGTGACGCGGCTGGTTGCTCGGGTTGCTCCCCTAACTGCTCTGTATTGCCAATCGTAGATTCGCCTATATACGGTATTGCGTCTTCGATACGACCACCAGGGAATTCAGCATCAAATAGCTCTGGGTTGGTTACGAGTTCCGCAAGAACAGCAGGGTCGTACTCTGCCATGCGTTGGGCTTGGGTTTCTCTGGCTAATTTTGAAGCATCTTCAAGAGCTTTTGCTTGTTCCTTTTGCGCCTTTGATACCCTGTCTTGGATACGCTTCTGCTCATCAGGCGTAAGGAATTGCGATTTTAGCAGGGATTCGTATGTGGTTTCGGTTTCTGGGTTAAGGATGTCTTGTGTGTATTCATTGATGGTGGTATTGCGTTTCAGTTTGTTTAGAGCGTCAATAGTTCTGTCTGCCGCTTTTTGGTCTTCTGGTCGAATTCCGGTTGTATCAATTTCACCTGATGCTTTTGCGAGCAGGCGTTCCTTTTTTATAGCTTTGGGGTCGGCTGGTGGGGGTGGGGTTGTTGTGTCTTCTGTCCCTTGTGTAACGTTCGGGACGGCACCACCTAACCCAGCACCCATTAAGAAACCTTGAAGGCCACCTTCTATAGATGCTTCTTCTACTCCTTCCCAAATATCTTGTTCTGGATTAACAAACTTCTTGGTTTGAATATTCTTTTCAAGGGCCTCATATCCACTTTGGGGCGTTTCTTGTAGTAGCTCTGCTCCACCTGCTGTAGCCATTTTCCTTGCGATTCCACCAGTGGCTTCACCGCCCATTATTTTTCCTATATAATGACCGGATACGCTACCAAGCAACCCCGTCATTCCAAAAACCATCGCGCCAGATTTAATGGCCGCATGGTCGGCTACAAGTTCACGGGATTTCTTTTCTCTTTCCTTGTCCGAAAGACCTTCGCCATCAAGTCCTGCCCATGCTGTTTGATATTCCTTTGTTTTAGACAGCACATCAATGGGTGCTTTCTCAACGAGGTCATAAACGTCTTTTCCAGCTTCAAAACCAGCTACAGACCCTTCACCTATAAATCCTCCGATTACACCGGCTAAACCTTTAGATATAGTACCGCTATTTACCAAAGCAGATTTTAGCAAATTCCCTGTTATAGCGGCTCCGGTTCCCATTCCTACCGCCGTGCTAGGTGCGGATTCTAAAAAGCTACCCGCTATTTTTGCTGGGCTTTTCCAGGCGTCACCTTGGAATAGGCTTTTAAACTTTTCAATAGGTTCATCGGACCATGTTGCGCCAGTATCCTTGGTATATTTTAACTGCTCTGCTTTTCTCATAGCAGGGGATAATTCTGATCTTGTCTTTTTCCCTCTTTCCTTATAGTAATTTTCGGTCCATTGACCCAATGCGTCTAAGGCGCCTTCTCCGCTTTCTGTGAATAGCCGGGTAGGGTCATAATTCCCCGCAATATCAATAGCCCTTCCAACACTTTCACCGAAAGCGTCTAAACCTAGAGCTAATTTTCTTGGGTAATCTCCGAATGTTGTTCCTGCATCATCAACAGGCGCAACAGGCTCAGTATCCACAGGAGCCGGGGCGTAATTCGGAGGGTCCTGTTCAAATTCACCGAACGCTGGCGCTTGCTCTGGTTCTGGATCAGGTTCTTCGTCGAACAGGTAGTCGAAATCCCAACCATTGTACGCCCTGCCACCGTCAGTAGGGTCTTCGTTTTGAGAAGACTCTCCGCCAAAGAGGGAATCAAAATCATACCCGTTATATGAATCTTCCTGTGAGTTATCAAATAAATAGTCGAAATCGTATGCCACTGAGCTACCTCATCAATACCAGCCGTAGTCTCCGCCTTCATCCATATTGTAATTGTCTGGGGATAACCTTTTGTCCTGCCAACTTTGAGCCTCCGCCCATTTCATACGTTCTTCCATCATTCGCTCTTCTTCCATCTGCCGCATCAGTTCTTCGTCTTCTGAAGCCAGTTCGGGTTCGTAATCTGGCGCATCCGAAAAACCCTCTGGCGTCAACCCACGCCGTGCGCCCCAATCTGAATTCCAAGCGTCCTTTGCTGAGTTAAGCCCCTCGCTAGCACTTCCATACACATCCTGTGCCAACCTACCAACATCTCCGAAACCCTTTCCCTCGTACCCAGTGTAAGGTTCACGAACGGGCTCTTGGGGCGTAGGAGCAAGCGTCTTTTCAGGGACATAACCCCCAACATCGTAATTTTCAGGGTACTGTATTTTGCCGGAAACGGGGCCGTACCCAGACGCCCCTGCTTCTTGCGGTTGGGGGTCTGGTTTTGTTTCGGTTGGTTGAGCATCAACGGTATCCATCCCGTCCATCATACCTGGGTCAGAACTTCCGTAAGAAGGCCCTTTTTTACCAAACTCCCCTTTAGTCATATCGTACAGGTCGCCAGGAGAAACTACTTTACCCGTTTCCCATGTATTAAATTTTCCAGGTTTCGGTCGTTTCGCAATGTAATTTCCATCGTCAGTAGGTTCAAATATCCATTGTTTGGGGTTGTCAGGGTTTCCTCCGGTGATTGCGATGGTTCCTTTCTTAGCGTCCCCTGGTCTAGCTTCCCCAGTAACTTCTATGGTTCCACCACCGTATTTTTCAGTCTTCTTGCCTTTCTTATCATCCTTATTGAATTGTTTCAGGACTGATTCGGCAATGGCACGGCGAACTGACCCTGTTTGTGGTTGCCTACCTAGTTGGGCGTCAAACGCTGAAACCCGGCCAAGCGCCTGCTGTACCACCCAATCGTTCTTTTCTTTGGCGGTCATCTTCTTTGCTTGTTCTGTGTCGGCGTCCCAATTATCAGGGGTTTCCGCTAACCCACTGTCAATCTGTTTCCTTATATCCTCAGCGTTGGCCATGACTTCTTTGCGGTAAGCGGCTTTAGATTTTTTGCCACTTTCATCTTCCGCAACGATAGAATCACGGTACTCTTTTTCAGCCGCGGCGCGGGCCTTGGCTTGCTCCCTCTGCAAACCCTCAATGTACTTGAAGTAGTCAGAAGCCCCACTACCATATATACCATATACCTTCGGGGCCATGGGGCTACTATCATAAGACGCGCTCATCATGGACATTGAGTTGGGTTGCACGGTGTATCCGCCCATCGTGTTGGCAGGTCCTACGCTCCCGGTTGTTGGGGTAGACTGAACGTATTTTCTGGCAAACGCCCCCCAACCCTGCCGCGTCGGTGGTACGCCCTTCTTTTTGGCGTACTTGATATATGCTTCCAGCATTTGTTGTTCTTGGGGTGTTGCCATGTTGGTCTCCTATACGATGTGCAATCTTCCAGATGCGTCTCGGTAATATCGTGACCCACCTATTGAGCTTTTTACAACAGGTGCGCTAGTTGTCCCGCCGGAAGAATATGATGGCTGTTTGGCGTATCTCTGCTCAAGAATTAGACGTGTGCGCTCGGCCTTTGCCGCGTTAGACGCATCAATCCTTGCTTGATTCTGTTGACTTAACGCGTCTTGCCGTGCTTGTGCTTGCGCTGCCAAATTCGCAGCGTCCTGCGCCTTGTTATAATCAAATTGATTTTGGCTAAGTAAAAGCTGTGCGTCACGGTAGTCCGAATCCTCTTTTAACTTTGCTGCCGCCGCAACTTGTAAAGCCGTAAACTGTGACGAATTTTGATCCAAGTTCTGTTTAAATTGTGATCCAGATTGGTCCAATCCTCTATCAAATTGTGAACCAGATTGCGCCAACTGTTTTTCATTGAAAGCATTTGATATTTCAAGTTTCTTCTGCTCCAAAGCCCGGTCAAGGGCCGCTTGTTCTGAAGCATTCGTTACCCTCAATTTATCAAGCTCGTACTGCCGTTGAGCCATGTCCCATGCTTGGTCAGCTTGTGTTTTCGTTAATGCAAACTTTTCAGAGGTTAACCCGAAATCCCTGGCCGACTCAGCTTTTCTATTCTCTTCTGCGGTCTTAGTGAAATCGAATTGCTCCTTGGCACTTTTAGCCTGTAACCCCGCTGCGTATTTCTGACGCATCATGTCAGACACGGTAGTAGGGCTATTTCCAACCGCACCGTACTTCCCCCCCAATGACCGCGTGACGTTCTTTTCCATTGTTCCAGGGGTAAGCCCCCATCCAGATAGTGCCATAATATCCTCCTTATTCCGGCCTCTGCGGCATGAAGTCAATGGTGAAACCGTACAGTTCCATCTCGGCCCCCAGCAGATCCGAATCAAATTCAAATGCGAACTCATCCCCTGTTTGCGTTACGTTCAAAGCTCCTGACACCATGCCGTATCCAGTGTTCTCCAAGGATATGTCACCAGCGTCAACACCCGTTGTTATCCCATCAGGGTACACCGTCACCCCGGCTACAGCACCGCTGGTCGTGTCGGCCTTGCCTTTTATTTTAATCCTTCTCAAAGTGCTTGAATAATTTAGCGCGTCAGAGATAGTACCTTGAAGTGGAGATAAGGGAGACGTTTTAAACTTATGGGTTATCTTCGTCCCCGAATCGTCCGTGCCGGTGTTCGTCCTATAAACGTACCCCAGAAAACCTCCTGCGTACGTTAGGGATTCATTGGAAGACCCGATCACGTCAAGCCCGCAATTAGCCGCAGCCCCCCTCTGATAAAGGCCGTACCATTCGTCCGTCAGGTAGCCATACACCAGTTCCCTGTTCAATACCGATTGTGTGCCGCTTCCGCTCATGTTCATAGGCACCGCGAAATGTACCGTCTTTTCTTCATGGTCCACCCACGCGTATGACGTGTCTATGTATTCAGGCTCTATATACGGGCCGGATGAGGCGTTGAAATAATCCGATATCGGGTCGCTGATGTTTAGAATCGTCGAACCGTCCGTCATATATATTCCGTCAGCCGCCATGAAAATGGCCGACCTCACACGAACCTGATCGTCGAATATCCTTACGCCACTGTCTATGGAAAGCAAAGCTTTTGGAGCAATCGCTCCAACCTTGTCAGACACTAGAACTGCTGTAAACTCTGCCGGGTTAATCCCCTCAAGAAAGTACGTCTGGTAAGGGTTCTTGGTTGACACTATCGCTGAAGTACCCAGCATGGTAATGGCGTTAACCTCTCCGCCGCCGAATATCGGAAGTGTCGCCCCAGAATAAGGGCCGTTAAGAATATGCGCGTACCCCTGCTGAGAATAGTCCAGCGTTCCAGCGCCTTCCGTCCCAGGCCACCACAAGGCGTTATTGTTATAATTGATAACCCCGTCATACTTGGGAATCGGGTCCGGTTTAGAAGCGAACGATACCTCCCAAACGTCCACGTCTGCGTCCAGCGCAACGCTCCATGACAACTGATACCAAAAATACGGGGTTCTAAGACCCCCAAGAACCGATTTAATTTCCCTGAACGAATCCCCGTCCCATTGAATCATGCCCGTTTGGGCTAGAGAATCCGTTCCGTTGCTGGTTCCATCGACAAGCTCCCCTACGGATACCCACGAATCCCCGTCCCAGTATTTTACCGTGACAACCGTTGCATCACTGTTTATGTGATCAGGGGCCATGCGGATAACAATCCCCTGCGCCCTTTCGTCGAAGCCGACATAAAGCTCTGAATCAGTAGCTAACGAATCCAGTGGCATGACGTTCGTATCGGTTCCGTCTGTCACCTCTGCGGTGTAATCTGCATATCCGGCACCCTGATCCAGAAGTACGCCAGAAGCCAGGACTTGATAGCCGGACCACAGGTTCGCTATTTCTCCCATGTCTTCGCTGACGGTCACTTGGTAAATGTTGACGCCACTTGAAAGATTCCCGCTAGGAGTTAGCTTGTACCAATAAAGATCGTCACTTGTGCCAGGAAGAACTCTTGGGGTTTCACCCGAAGGACCCTTGTCCCATGACATTTCCCCGGATTGTGCCAAAGTCGCCGCGCTGATTATCGTACCGTCCACAAGGTTCCCAACAAGGTTCCAGGTGGAAGAACTACCCTGCCAGTAATAAACGGCCATGGTTTCCGTTTCGGAATTAGGCGTTCCATCTATATAAAAGTGTATCGCATTAACGGGCCTTCTGAACCCGACATAAACAGGGTCAAAGGTGGATGCCGGGTACGGAATGTATCGTGTCGTAAGGCTATTCCTTACTTCCTCATACCCGTCCGTTACACTCAACCCAGACGGAGGAACGGCTACGATGCTGGTAAGAGCGTCGAACTGTACTGTTTCACCGAGAGGGGTAGAGTTGCACCCAAGGTACAGGCGAACATACGCAGTGGTCGCTGGCGATATGGCGGTTGCAGAATACTGTACCCACGTCCCCACTGTCGGTTCGTTGTTTTGCGTGGAAGCGGTTTCAAGAACAGTGCTACCAGCGTCCAAGAATTGCATTACGTGGGACGGGAACGGACCCCCAGAAGTGGTCGCAATCTGTACGTCGTCAAATTCAACTGGGTTTAGAAAGTCTGTAGAAGGAGCTTTCGCCCCCAGGTACAGGCGCACATAAGCACAAAGAACGGGAGTCGTTATGTTCTCTGAATACTGCGTCCATGTCGAATCCGCAGGGTTATTCTCCTGTGTGTCGAAGGTGGAAAGAACCGCTTTTGCAGCGTTAAGGTATTGTATCACATGGGACGGGTTGGTCTGGGGATACGCTTCGGATGTTGGGGCGATGGTTATGTCGTCGAATTCGACTTTTACACCAATCGACGAAGAGTTTGACGCCAAATAAACCCGTATGTAACTAGTGGTTGCCGGAGTTGTAAATGTCTTCTGATATTGGGTCCATGTCGAGGCTGTTGGGCTGTATGTATCAGTTGCCGGTGTTGAAATTAACGCGTCACCTGAAGTATATGCTTCAACGGTTATTGCCGGTGTACCAGAGATGTACGTTACATGAAGCTCCGCTTTATCGCTTGGGCTATACCCAAAGTCATCGGCCCATCTAATTGCGCCTGTGTCGCTCGAATTATCCTTTGCAACCCAAGTTGCGGCATTGCCAGAAGACCATCCAGACCTTGATGTCACGGTCTGCAATATGGAGGAGATGTCATCAGTGTCATATTGGGTGTCCGCAGTTTGTGTTGGAACAGCGTCCTGGGCTACAGCAGACGTAAGACTAAGAGCTTCACACGCAGCATATGATGCGGGTTGGCTTCCAGAATCCGCATTTTCAAAATAATAGTTTAGGTTGCAGTCCGCGCCTGTTGAATCTATCTTAGCGGTATATTTAACATACGCATCAGTAATCTCAGACCCTTGCGGAACTGTTATATTCTTAAAAGAAACAAAACCGTTGTAACTAACACCAGAACTGTATTTGCCAAAGCCAAAACTTTGTTCATCATTAACAAAGCCTGATGCGCTAGTCCAAGAACCATCGTCGGCATCCGCTGTCGGGTAGTAGGTTCCTGATCCAGCCGCGCCAGTGTATACCCAAAAAGTGACCGTGTATTCTGTATTCGGTTCGACAGTAATGTCTTGGTAGCCACCAGCGGTAGAACTGCTTGCAGTTGTATTCTGAACCTCTAAATCCTTAGACCCCCCGTGAGGCGAAGTCGTACCGCTCGTCAGAGTAGCGTTGTTCTCCGTCCATCCCGTAGTCCCAGATTCAAAAGTTCCATTCGTAAAAGCATAGCTCTGATAAATACGATACGCCCAATAACTCAGGGTGTAGCCCGTAGAAGCACTTACAGCGATGTCCTGGTAAATCCCAGCACTCTCCGAAGACGCAGCCGTAGGCGTCACAACCGCATCGTAAGTACCTCCGTGCGGTGACGTACTCCCCGTGGTTGAAGTGGCGTTGCTGTTAGTCCATCCAGTAGGCGGTGTTCCCCCCGTCTCAAAACCGGAGTTGGTAATGGAAGACGTTACCAGTGAATCCCTTCTAGCCCAATAACTGATGGTGTATTCCACACCGGGGGCCGCTGCTATGTCCTGGTAAATCCCAGCTGTCGGGTCCCCTGCTGCCGTGCTCGTTATTTCAACATCATACGTTCCTGCTTTGGGATCTGTTGATGCTGTTACAGCATCCGCATCGTTCTCCGTCCAGCCTGTAGGTGGGTCTCCGCCCGTTTCAAAACCGTCGTTCGTTATAGAAATGCTAGAAGGAGTGGCACCACCGATAACGATCTTAAACCCGTCAGGATAAGCCGTGCCGCCGGACCACGCTATGGGGTTCGTTCCGCTGGCGCTACCTACCCAGTCGTCTCCTATGGCGTCTGAGAACATGTCGCCTGAATCGGCCGTAAGGGTGGCTTTAACGGTCCCGAACGTGGTTCCGGTATCAGGGGGGTCGTTGGTGGCGAGGTACAGCTTATCGTTCGTCTGTGCCATAAAGCAACGTGTACCGAATGTCGGGTTCACGTACTGGTGTAAACTGTCGATAGCATACGCACCGATAGCGGTGGAATTGTTCTTCTCCATCCCACGCCTGGGGGACCAACCAGCGGATATTCCGGGGGCGGGTCTTCGCATGTTCGTAGCCGAAACGATAGATCCCGGCTCAAGAGCTATGAACGGAGCCACGCGGTTCAATTTTTTAGTGAACGCTACGCTTTTGGAAAGGATTGGAGAATTGTCAGGGAATCCGCCACTGTCTTGCGCCAAGGCAGGAACAGCCAGTATCAACGCTAATAAAATTAGTTTTTTTATCATTTGGGAGCTTGCTCAATCGGTACATTATATAGCTCTTGCTTTAGAGCGTTGAGTGCTTCCATATACATGGTGTAGAATTTGTCTGACTCTGCGTATCGGTGTTCTTTTTTGTAGGCCATGGCTGCGGCGTACCAGAATGTTAGCGGCTGATATTCGTTGGGGAGGTCCCCGATAGTCTGGGACTGTTTGGAGAAATAGACCTTTACGCTGTCCCCGTTTTCTGCCGAAGTGGGGAGCGGAAATATCCCGATTTTATCATCAAAATGATAATAGTAAATCGGAGGACCGGCTTTCATGTGGGGGAGATCTGATATCTGAAACGGTTCGACTCTTTTCAGACCGATATATTCACCGTCAGGGTTAAGGTAGATGGCACCCCATACCTTTACAATATCAGTCACACCGTCTGCACCGTTGGTTACCAGATCCGTGTACTCATATTGGCTTGTTACCAATAGAAACGTGTCTGTGTCCTGAATGCACAACGCCCGTGCTGAAATCGCTTCCGTCGCCTCTTTAATCCAGTTGCCAAGCTCCGTGTCGCTCCAGAAAGAAGCGGAGCTTTCGTTCAATAACGCCCGAACTTGAGTGATTGCCGTGGTACTGGTGTAATAATCCGCCCCGTACACAGTCGTTGAAAACAACAGAACTAATATAACAAGAAGTTTCTTCATTCAATACACCTCGCTCATAAGCCTGACCGAACCGGGTACGTTTTCTATGGAGTTTTCCAGGTTAAGCATGGCGCTCATGAAAAGCCCCCTGTACCTTTGTTCCTGTGCTTCCATATTCACTTTCCGTTCAAACACCTTCCACGCCACGTAATTCTCAAGAAGGCTTTCCTGAAGGTGTTCTGGTATTCCGTGAGGTCGTGTCTTGGCTGTGAATTCGCTCCCTGCCGATTCGTCAGTGGGTGCGGGGGTTACGGTAATGTAGGAGTAATCCGTAGCGATTGCGGTAATGGTGAAGTCCGTATTGTTGCTGGTGGTCCCTGTAAAATCTATGGTTTGACCCACAGACATCAACCCGAAACCCACGGAAGCAGAAGAGGCGCTATCCGAAATCCTACTACCTGTTTCAGCGAATGATATGGTGGACGCGGCGTAGGAAGTCATATTGGTTGGTTTTCGGTAATAATAAGCCGTGAGAGTCTCAGCCGTGGACGGATACCCCTGGTAATAGAGCTTTGTCCCCCTTACCGCAGCCACAAGCACCCTGTTCGTGCTGTCAAGGTTGGAATACATCCTGAGTAATTCCGTGAACGAATTCAATATCTGAACTTCCAGTTCGGTTGTGCTGCTAACAATATAATACAGGTCCCTTCCAAAGTCCGAAGGCAAGTCAATGTAAGGGTTCGCCACGCTGGTTTCCAGGTCGTAGTCGGTTGCAAGCTCAGATAGTGGTGACGAAAATACCTGAGTATTGTCGGGGAACGTAATAAACATTCCACCTGCAACGTGTCGTTGGCCTTGGTTCAAATAATCCAATAGTCTAGCGGATGAAAAAGCCGCGTCTTGGATTATTTCTTTAACTCCGGTAATTAGATCGGTTTGTTTTGCCATGTTTTATACCTTTATTTCGGAACTGCCGTCTTACTTTCAACCCATGTTTTCATCCAACCCGGCATCTCAGGTGCTTGCAAATTCATGGCATCAACCTCTGCCTCGGTGCGGTTTCGCTTTTGAATGAATTTTCCGGTATCGGGATCAAACGAAATGTCCGCTTTCAATTGTTTTTTGAATTTCCCGGTCCCCTGTTTGATTGTAACAGGGGTCATTTTTACTGTAACTGAAACTTTCCATCCTTTGTCAACAGCATATTTGAATCCATCCGCCTTTGGCTCAACTTGCACATCCTCAGTAATTTCCACAGGCCCAAAGGCATCCTGTGCCGCGATCTCTATTTCAACTGTTTCAGCTAATTTCGCTTCCCTGAGTTTAGCAAGCTGAACCGTATTCCAATCCTGCTTCACTAAATCGACATGTCCAGGTTCGTCTTTTCGTCTGAGATTGTAAGCATCAAATGTTTCCTCTGTGATTGTTCCGTCAAGCGTTTGCCAAAATATCACACCTAAATACGGTTGCACACGTTTTCCTATCCAGTCAAGTCCGGGGCCATTTTGATAAAGCTCCTGCGGTGCATCAAGCGGGTGAGATGAAATCTGTGTATCCGTTCCAGCATCGTCTGTGAAATAGAATTCATTAGGCGTTGCCGTTTTGACCCATGGTTGACCATAACCAGCGGTGTCCGCGTTAGCCGATGCCTGCTCTTTCAGACTCATTGTGCCTTCGATTGTTAGCTTTTGGTTTGGGTCTTCAAGCCCTATCCCGACATTGCCAGATTCATCAATTCGCATGGCTTCCGCATTTTCAGTTTCAAAAGCCATCTCATTATCGTTTCCAGTTCTGATTGATGCAATCGAAACACTGTTTGATACTGAACTGGAATCAGTAGAGTTAATGAACCTTAATCTTGATCCTGTTCCTGTATCTGTTGCATTGTTCCGTAATTGCAACCCATCATAGATAGAACCAGCAGATGTATCGACAATCTCTAAGGTTGTATATGGACTCATTGTGCCGATGCCGACGCTGCCGTCGTTGTAATAAATATTGCTGCCCGTCTGGGTCCAAAGCCCTGCACCACCGGTCTGATACCAATTGCTGCCATCGCATACTAAAATCCAACCACCGTAGGTCGATGATTTAGTTTCGTCTTCTGCGCTTTCCAGATAAATATCCTGGTTCCCGGTTGATTCAGCGTTTTCAATGATCGCGTCGTTTGTCGCGTCTACGATTACGACATAAAGAACCTGATCAGCTACCCCGCCCGTGAACCCGCCTATCGTTACGTTGTTGTCACCGGTATCTATTTTGACCACATTAGCCCCGGACACGTCCAGATTATCCGTAGGCCCGGTTGCGGCAACGGTCGTCGAACCGGTCGTAAGCACCCCTGAAAGATCCAAGCTCGTTCCCGTTGCCTCGCCGATGTCACCATTCTGAAATAGATCCGCACCGGTTCCGCTTTCGTCGGTTAATGCGCTTCGGAGATTCGCGCTTGAGGGGGTGGCGAGAAATGAAGCTACGTTTGCCCCCAACCCGCTTACTCCGCTTGATATTGGTAGCCCTGTGGCATTTGTAAGGGTCCCACCTGCAGGGGTTCCCAAAGCTCCGCCTACGAAATATGCTGCTCCAGTTCCCACTTCATCGCTAAGAACTCCGCGAAGTTGGGCACTGGCGGTTGGGGCGAAAAATGACAGATTATCTGTAGCGTTGGGCACTGCGTTGGATGATTCTGTAATAGCACCAGACGCTAGAGTCCCAGTGGTACTTAAGTTTTCGTTATCAAAAGATATTGAACCCGATGAATCAGACACGCTTCCTGAATCAATCGTAATTGTTCCAGCATCCACTTGACCGGAAGAATCAATAGAAGTTACAGTGGTTGCACCAGCACCCAGCGTCCCAGTGGTTGAAAGATTCTCGTTACCGAAAGAAATAGCGCCACTGCTATCAGTTATGGACCCACTCCCAATAGTCATTGTTCCTGCGTCCACAGTAGCGCTTGCATCTAAAGAGGTGGAAGATATTGCGCCAGTTGATATCGACGCAGGTGCAAATGCACCAGATACATTCAAATCACCAGTTATAGCGAAAGTTGCCGTAGTTCCATCATCCGTGACAGTCAGAAACGTGTTTGTCCCATCCGATAATTCCAAACGGTTATCGGTGGTTTCGTCATAGGAGAGATAAAAATTGAGGTCGGTGCCAAAGATGAGAGAATAATCGTCAGGGATTAGTACCCCCTGGTCGTGGATTTCGTAATTGTCAGCACAAGCAACCGAAGCCCAAAACAGACTTACCATTATAATAAGGAATCTTTTCATGGTTGCACCAAATGCCTCAATGCCTTAAAAGTCCAATCGTCAGTCGGAACAGCAACCCGTACCCTGATTGTATTGATGTTTTTGTCGATGGTGAGTAAAACGGTGGATGGAACAGTGCCTATATCTTTGATACGGCGAATAGCTTGTGACGGGGTTGAACTGGCGGTTTCGTCCCAATCGCCACGCAATTCCCCCGCCCGGCTATTGGTTCCATCGCTTATTCGGAAATCCCATACCGCTGAAACTCCGTTCGTGTCGGCAAAGCTGTCCACCGTTGAAGTTCCTGCGTCAATCGACTCGCTTATCGGTGTTGCCATTAATCACCTAGTCTGTAGTAGTAAATTCAATTTCAGGACCGTAGCTCGTTCCTGCTGCATTTGTGGCATAAGCCCGCACAAAATAACGGGTAGAGGCTGAAAGGCCCGTCAGGTTGCTTGTGAAGGTCCTTGCGCCCGTACCGTCAGAGGTTCTGTCATCATCCGTATCTGGGGCATGGTCGGTTGACCAGCAAACACCGTATTCCGTAACAGTCGCACCACCATCGTTCGTGATGTTCCCACCGCTTGCTGCTGTCGTAGCGTCAATCTCAGTAACCGCAACGGTCTCAAGCACGGTTGGGGTATAAGCACCTTCAGGTCTTGGGTCTCTTACCGTCTGGCGATCTGCTTTGGGGCGGACGCGATAATCTTGGACGGGACGGGGGCCATCAAAGCATGTACCCCTATGCACGATGAGATTGTCCCACGTCTTTACCATTTCGGTGTTGTAGCCTTTCATGCCACAAATATCGCAGCATTGAAAAAAACGTCCAGAATAGAATGTCATGCTGCCTCTTCAGACTGATAGGTCACGTATTTCGGGTATAACGGAAGCCCATCCGTGAATTCCAGGTACGTTTCATCGCCGCGCTCGTAAGCGAACTCGATCCATTTCATTTTGGTGTCTTCAACCACTAAGGGCGGCTGGTCCCTATCCTCATGACCGTCCACGACTATCGCGTCCATAATGGCTTTCTCGATCTCAAGAGCTTCCTGCGTGACCGTCCATTCATTGGAATTGCCAAACTTATGCTCAAATTCAGTGCATCCTCTTTTCAGGAATACCTCAACGTCCCTTCCAACAAACTCGTCGCACAAAGTCCTGACATACTTGCGGCATTCTTCCCCTTCTTCGATGGAATTGTTGTACCAGTAGGCCCCGTAATTACCGCCCACCGTGTCTCGTTTTTCAATACCGGCTTTTGAATCGCGGTCTGACATTTGTTGCAAATCTACTATCTTGAATAGCTGCTTGACAGTTTTAGGTCGTGCCACCACCTTCCAGCACTCCTGGCATCTGGACGGTATGAAATTGCAATAGGGCAGCATTATGCTGTGAAACATCAGACAGTTTCTATCGTCGGGGCTGTCGCTTCCCGAATGAACCCATGGGGTATCCCATATCAAGGCAGTTCTCATGCTTATTTTCTTATCTTCCGGCCTTATATACAACATACCGCTTTTGAACGCCGGTTTCAGAATTCTTAAAACATTGGTCGCTCTTGCTTTTGAGTAATTAAAGCTCATACTCTATCTAACTCCCTCTCTGACCAAAATGCAGGTCCGTACTTTTTGTCCAGATATTTGCATTTGTCGAAATGCTCATCTGACATTCCTCTCAAGCCTTCCTTGCGGATATTCGCCTCTTGTTCGCTTCGGGTTTTTCCAAGGTTTTGTACCTTGTATTTCGTCTTGTCTATGATCTGAAATGTCATGCTAACTCCTTCAGATTTTCAATCGTTTGTGATTCGGAGCCGAATACCCCTTCCATAACCGCCATGCCGTTTGAACCATCGCTCAGTTCTACAAACCCGGCAGACAGTACGGCGCTTAAATCCCTCTGCTTTTGAGCAGACAGGCCGTTGTATTCGCTTATGTCCATAGCTTCAAACACAACGTGGGAAGGCGTTGCAGGGTAAATCAGCATGGCGTGTTCAACAAATCCGTCACCACCACATGACCCGCATGTGGATGTAGATTCGTCGTCACCCACCTTGCTGGTTCGATCACCACTGCCGTTGCAAAACTGGCATTTATAATGGATGGGGTATTTGGCTCCCATGATTCACTCCTTACGACGGTACAACACCAATCCCACCGGCTTCGTTAACCGCTGGCATGGTCCCGTACACATGGGTATTGGACGTATCAGACCAATCCGTAATGTTGTACGCAACACAGTCTTTCAGCAGAATAATGCCGTGAGTCGGTTCGGAAATTGCAATCGTCAAGGTTTTGTCGTTGTCCATGTTGGCAAACGTACACCCGTCAAATGTCACCAGGGCCGCTTCACCGCCAAGGTTTACCGCTGCCGCAACAAGTACGTGGCTTGCAGACGACGCATACGTGAAAATTCGGCAATCCTTGAAAAAGCTCATAGAGTTATTACCCTTGAACTCTATTTCGTATCCGGTCGTTGATGAGGCCACCGTTGTCCACTGACCGAAGGTACACCTTTCAAACATATTGTCCTGAGCGCCGGATGCCAGGGTCAACTCGTTGTAGGCGGCGGCCCCTACTGTGGCATGGAGAGGGCCAGCAAAGCCTACATTGTAGAAATAATTTCGGTTTGAACTGACAATCGTGTTGTCAACGCTTGTTCCAGTAGAATTTTCATGCTGAATCTGGAAGTTGCTGAAAATATTTCCTTGCCCAGACACGGTAAGGATTGAGGTCATGGCGGCGCCCATTGTTAGCCTTGCCCGGTTTCCATAGGGAATTGGAGCCGTCAGGCCCACCATATGGGTGAAGGTATTGGACCACGTAACAGCCGCAGCGATGGAGTACGCGGTTCCGTTCCCGACAACATAGATCACATCGTTGTTACCGCTAACGGTCTTGCTGTATGCGTACTCAATGGTCTTCAAAGGTTTGTCAATGCTTGTCCCCGCATATCCGTCAGACCCGTTTACAGAGTCCACGAAATAAGCCGTACCGGGCATGGTCAGACCCTGCCCACCCATCATTGGAATGCCGAAAGATGAAACACCGTTTGGATAATTTGTTAAGCTCATAATTTTTTCCTTCTAGGAACACCCACAGGGCTAATAGTCAGTTTTCGTCAACTATCGCTTGTCTGAGACTGCTCGGATGATTTGCACACCCGCTTACCCATTTGAATTGTTAATCCCCGCTTGGGGCGTGTGCTTGTAAGTAGTTTATTGCGTTGGTTAATAAGTCGGTTGAGTCTTTAAAGTTGCCGATAGCATGATTACAATTCTGGCATAATAACGCCCGAACAGACCCAGTTTCATGACAATGGTCAACTGCCAAGTCGAATGGTTTGTTAGACCTGGGATTTATTGCTGTTTCTGGATGTCCACAAATGGCGCATTTAAAGTTTTGAGATTTAAGCATTCCGTTGTAATCATCCAATGTGATACCAAAGTTCCTTTTAAGGTCAGTATTTTTTACTTTAGCGGGGTTGCTCTTACGCCATTCCCTGCAATACGCGGTTCGTCTCTCTCTGTCAGCCCCACCATCTTCCCATTCTCTCCACTCATATTTATCTTTGTATATTGGATTTGATGGGTCTATTACACAAAACCTATGTTTAGGGCTTGGGCGTTCTCCAACATCTTCAACGAATTGCCAGAATTCTTTCCATTCATCTGCAAAAATGACCTTTGGTGCTTTACGTTTTTGCCATTGCCATGTTTTATATAAGGGGTGTTTTTCTTTAGACCCCCATCCTTTCGGCCTTGTCTGCTTTGTATCACCATGTCTTTTCCATCGACGGTAATGCTTATCACACATATTCTGTGCTACGACAGGTCTATTGCAATAATCCAAAGAACACTTTTTTAAAAACTTTTCTGGGTTCTCTTTAGTTCCATTTCGCTTATAAACCCTATTGCACACATTGCATAATCCATCCTCTACAATCGGCTTCTCTTCACCACAAAACGCACATATCTGAATTTTCGGGACACTTGTTTTTGGGATACTCATAATGCTACTCCCTTCCGTAGCCCTTAAGATTTTTTAGGGAAGGGAGATAAGGGAATCTCCTTTTCGGCTGTACGGGCCTATCCCTAAATGTTTAGCAATTACAACTAATTATACGCTAAGCCGGACTCGACCCGAAAATGCCACGGGCGTCGCTCCAGCCGACTGCGTAACGGCTAGTCGCTTTAAACTTCGCGTTCTCCGTCTCCCAATCATTCTCAGTGCCGAAGGCGTCTTTACGCCTCTCAAACAATTTCATGCCGTGCATGGCATCGGTCTTGATAAACCAATTATTTGAGTCAGTTAAGAAATGATTTACAACGTATCCTTGAGGTATTTTACCTAACACCCTGATAGCGTTGATGTCGTTGTTCGCATTTCCGGGCTGCTGGATGCTCTTCAGAATCCTGGCCGCGTCAAACTCAAGCGCGGGAGGAATGATGAGCTTTTTGGGCAGGACCTTGATGGTCTTGCCACGGTCATCGGTGAAGGCCGCAATATCAATGCAAGCCTGTTCCAATGCAGCGTCAGACAACTCAGCAGCGGTGGACAATTCGTTCCGCCACGTACCGCCCGATTTGTTTTTATGAGCCGTAGAACAAAGCTCCAAACCGTCACCGCCCTCGTAGGACGCATTAAACGCCCGGTTGAGGACGTTGGCACACACGATCTCCCGTGTTTGCCTGATTGAAAACGCCAAAGACTGCGCCCGGTTAAGGCCAATCTCGGAGTATTGGTTGTCATCGTACATATTGCGCGTGATGATAAAACCTAACCCATAGGTCACATGGGTATATCTGGACACGAAGCCCTGTTCCATATCATCAAACGTAATCCCAGCGCCTTCAGGCACCACCGCAGCCAAGCCGAAGCCGGTTACGCCGATGTCCTCTTCAAAAGCCTTGGAACTGGTGTACTTGTCGAATATCTCAGGCCATTCCGGTGAGTATTCGTTGTACGCTTTCCCATAAATCGCATTGATCCCCGGCCACAGCAGTTTTGCGAAGGAGCCAGTAGTAATCGTTCCCATAGTCTGCCTCCTTTCTTAAATTGCCGCAGTATCGCGGTTAAACGGGTGAGTTACCATCCTGACAAGCCACTTTGCGTGGGCTGCACTTGACGCAATCGTGTTATCAGGTCTGTCGGAAAGAGCCACAAGCTGGACCGCACCGTTAGCTGCGGATGACGTGCTGGCGGTATCGGAATCCAATTCAGCGGTTGAATACCCGGTTGTCGTGCTACCACCGCTATGGCTGGAAATAGCGAAGAATTGACCCACCGCAGTAACGGCAAGGTCTGCGGAAGCGTTGTCTTCCTGGATTTCAAACAGGACGTTGGGATCGTCCACGACTGCCACATACCCGGTGGCACTAGCCGCTGCATACGTTCTGTTGAGGTTGGTTACATCGACGGCCACATCTTTGCTGTTAGAGAAACCAACAGCAACACCGACCATCTGCCCTTTACCGGACGCCAGGATCGCGCAAGCCGGGGTGGTTCCATCGGCTGATGCGGTTCCTGCGTGTTTTACGGGAGTACCCTTGTAAATCGCGGTAGTACCGGCGGTGTAATACATCGTCACCTTTCCGTTCCACGGGGTCCCGTTGAGATACTTGACGGGTTTCAACCCGCAATCCCTATCTGCATTTGCCATAATTTGCTCCTATTTTACGCACTGACACTGATGTCCATACCTCCGTATGCCCCAGCGTCGTTTCTTGGTTGTTTCATCACATTTTCATCTTCCAGGATTTTGTCCTGGCGTTCCTTTTGGTCTTCCTCGTACCACTCAATGGGGATTTCCATTAAAATCCCCTTCACGCCGCCGCCCACGCTTTTGGACACCGGCATACCCATCTGTGTTGCATCCCCGGCTCTGGGGTCTCCTGAAGGCAGGTCTTTCTTTTGGACGATCTCGTACCCGGCCTGTTGCTTGATGAGAATATTGTCATCCACATCATTGAAAACGTGCCTGTGATAACCCGGCCTTTCGGGGTATCTGAGGACATTCCTGGTCCCCAGCTTGACACGCGGGGGTCTCTTTCTTGCAATCGTCTTTAAAGCCCACCCGTCTTCGTCTTTGACCACTTCGGTCTGCGTTCCCTGTTTGGCAAGTTGCCCCTGTCTCATGAGGGCTGCTTTTTCGGTCTCAAACGGTTTGTCGTCTTTGGTTCTGATTATTTCGCTCATCCTATCTCTCCTATTTCTGCCAGTTGCTTGATGTAGTCCTTCATCTTCAACACCCCTAGCTTTTCAAAAGTCTTTGCTGTTTGAAGCTGTTCAGGGTTTAAATCTCTCTCCGTAAACTGGCGCTTTGCCCCGGTTCCCCGTGCGCCTTCGACGGGGTTTACTGTGGGGGTCTTCGGTTGTTGCTTCTGGAACTTTTCTGGGAAGGCTTTCTTCACCAGTTCCGTTACTGCCGTCAGCTTTCTTTCATACGGAAGGGCGTCATATTCGGGTAGATTGGCCATCTTGTCTGCGTATGCGGTCATGTCAGGGTCTCCCCCGCTACCTTTTACGCCGTACCAATCATGCTGGGACCTCCATTTATCAAACGCCTCTACGTGAGAAGGGTCCGGTTGGGGTGCCGTTTGCCTCGGAGTGTCCATTTCCATGCTGTTGTATTTATCCAGCATTTCAGACTCGATCTCGTCCACACGGTCTGCGTCCCCTTCTTCAATGGCTTCCCTTTTCTCCTTCCGCAGTCTGTCGATTTCCTTCTGCTGTTTGGCAATCTGAGCTTTGGACACCTTTTCAAAGTGATTTCTAAGGTCGTCAAAGCCCTTCTCCATGCGCTCCATCTTGGTTCTGTTGTCTTTCAGGTGGCTCGACAAGGTTTCCTGGATGTCCTTTGAACGCTTGATAAATGTCGCTGCGTCCACGGTGTTCCCGAACTTGTCCGTCCCTCCATGGTGCCATCCTATTTCACGCGCTATATCCTCAATGGTCTCCTTCTTTGCCTCGGTTCCTCCCTCTCTTGGTTCTTCGTCTGTTTGATCGTCTTTTGGTTCTTCCGTTGTTTCTGGAAGTTCCGCTTCCGGCTCTGGGGTCGCTTCGACCTGTTCGTCTTCCATTACGGCTTCTATTGCCATGCTCTCTCCCTCAAATAAAAAGCCCGATCCCACACGCTTTTCTTACGCGCCGAACCGGGCTTCAAAATTCCCCGTTAGGGGGTTTATCCGTGACCGTTTATTTAGTTGTTGGGATCATTTCACCCTTGCTACAACGTCCTCGTCATTCAGGATTCTCAGATTTCCGTCTTTCCGTTCCACAAGGAACCCGCCGTACTTCGCAAAAACGATTGTATCCCCAACGGCCAAATCATCCCCATCAAACTGGATAGAACAGGAAGGGCCTATGGCCACCACCTCGCCCCTATTAACGGCGTTTTGTTCCTGGTCTCTGGTGCTATCGGGGAGGTATATCCCGCCTTCAGTTTTCTGTTTGATCTCTTCGGGTTTTACGATTAGCTTATACCCTTCTGGTTGCAACTCTATTTCACTCATTCTCTTCCTCCGTAATTATTCTCTTTAGAGTTTCAATTCCTTGCACTTCCCCGCAAAATTTCGCTGTGTTACCGAATGTTTCCTCCATGCTTTCAGGGTTGTAATAATGGCCCTGTGCCATTGCGTACAAAAGATTCTGCTTGTATTCCTCTATGGCTTCCATCATCGCCATAGTGACGGGGTTGGCTTTCCATTCCTGTACCGCTTCGGGGTTAACCATCAGGCACCACCGTACAGTCTGTTCTTTTGCGCCATGCGTTGTGCTAGAATCTGGTCATGTAATAGACCCAACCGCTTTTGCTCCATCTGCTTGTTGAATCTTCGGTTGCCGGGGTCAGGAGGGGTCATGCCGTATTTGTTCTTGAGCCATTCCAGGAACGCTTCTTCCATACCAACAGACGGTTTGCCTCTAACTTTGGTCCTGTCCATGCTGTTCTCATACGGGTTTAATGGCATTATTCAGCACCCCCTAAAACGGTGTCGGTCAGTTTGCTAATCGCCTCTGATTGCATCTGTACCACTTTGGTCAGACTATCCAGCTTCTCCATGTGGTCGTCCTTCAGAGCTTGCGCCCGTGTGTTATCCGCTTGCGCTCTGGTGGAGTCCACACTGGCGTAGCTGCGCTCAGTATCAGACTTGATTTTCTCTATCTTGGCTTGCGTTAATGCCCCCTCTATCTGCACCCGCTGCTGATCGTTCATGGCTTCCATGCGCTTGACTTCAAGCTCCCCTTCTTTCAGTGTTATCTCTGGGTCAGGGGGAGGTTCCACATTCTCAGGGGGTAGGATTTTGTCAATGTCCTCGATGTCAATGGCTTGCATGTACCGCTTTTGAATTTCACGATCATTCAGTCCAGACCCCAGCATTTCCACCAGGGCTTGTGCTTTCACCATCTTTTGTGTGCTGGTAAGCTCCGTCTCGTCAGATACCGGCTCAACGTCCATGTCCTTCTCATAGAAGTCGCTCATCTTGGCTTCTAGGTCGTCCAGGACGCTCTGGTACGCTTCCAAGGAAAGATAAAGCCTGTCAAGCCTACGAACCTTCCGGTATTCGCTCTTGAGTGAACGGTGTATCCTTTTATATATGGAACTGAAAACTTTCAGGCTTTGCTCAATGAGAGCCAGGATAGTGGTCGGACTTTCGTTTGCCCCTCTGGATTCGCCCGTTAGCACATCTGCTACAGAGCTTAAATCTTTGCTGGCTTCCATCATCAGATTCAGGAGGTTAAACAGCACACCAGACGGTTCCCTTACCGGAAGTGGGACTATGCCTTTCCGTAAATCGTCCCCGGTGTTGACAACGTGCTTCCATTCTCCTGCCCTGAAAGTGGATTCATCACCTCTCCCAAGGTTAATCCCTTTTCCAAGGAACCCTGATTGTCTGTTTGACAGAGTACCAGCATCTAATAGTTGGTTAATAGTGGTGTTAATAGTGGCGTTCAAGTCACCTAGAAGCGCACCGTATCCCATGCCATAAAAATTACCGTCAAACGCTGGCATGAAGATAAATCTGGTGAAATACTGGACGGGTTCGATCTTTATAATCTCGCCTTTCTCGTTGGTGATAATCCCGTCAGCATCGTACCGTGCGGTGATTCTGACCACCTGAGACGTGTCCTGGTGGACGGTAATGACATACGGCTCCTTGTACCCATCATTATCCAGGTCCCACCACCTGTGCTGCTCTAAGAAGGTGTGGGGGGCATCTTCATCGTTGGAGTCACGGGTCTCGTCCGTGGTCGGTTCCCCGAACTCTTTGTCGAGAAATACGCCTGACCGTGTGCGCTCTACGATCTCGTTAGGGGTTAGCTCAAATACATGGGTTAGCCTTGAGGCGCTTTCGATATTCTTTGTGGTGTAATGGACCACCAGATTGTCAGCGGTGATGAGGGGGGATTTGACCTGTCTACTGGCGATGTCGTAATAGGTCTTCTTGAAGCAGCACCCGGTAACGGGTAGCATGACCAGCAATTCATCAAGGCTTGTTTCCCAATCCTCCACCTCTTCAAGCATCTGGTAGCTCATGAACGCCGATAACCGTGCCGCCCTTGCGTCCTTCTTGGGGGGTTCCGGCTTAGGCGTACCGACCATCTCAGTAGGCATCCCCTCATCCATGGGGGATATTTCCATCACTTGCGGGGGCGCTTCCACCTTCCCGATAACCTTGGCTTTTACAACGTCCCGGCCTTTGATGATATTGCCGTATGCTCTGGCCGCAAACTGTATCGCTGCGGTAGCGATGGTGGGATAGTTGACATTCGCCGTGGTATCCCGCTGTTTGGAAGCAATCTGACGCGCTAACTCAAGCGCCCGTTCCTGTGTTCTTTCCCAATCTTTGCGGGAGTCCTTGTCAATGTCGTAATCTGAAACAACCCGAAAACCGATCTCCTTTAGAGTATCTTCGTCCAGGGTTTCAGCGATATTGTTCATCTCAAGGAAACCGTTGAGCATATCAATCATTTCCTCAGAAGCCGGTGGGTCCTCCACGATATTCGGGGAAGATAAAAGGACTTGCTCTTCCGGTAATGGCATCCCCGGTTGATTCTGAGGGGGTAGGATTGGTTCGATCAAATCAGGCATCTATGAATTCCACCTTATGCTTTTTAACGCACGGTTAAGCCGTGCGGCTTTTTGCATCCCCTGATGCGGTGGTTGTCTGTTTACTTTCGATGCTGGGTTGTCCCTTCAACACCCTGCGACTGTCTGTCGGAGGTGCGGTGATTGAGCCAGTGCATGGCTTCTTCCAGTTTTGTCAGGGCTATCGCGTTTTCACGGCAGGAAAACGGCCCTGCCTGAAAAGAGCGCAAACGATCAATGACAATTGCGAGAAGGTCTTCCTGGTGACATCCGTTGACACCAAATTCCTTGACGGGGCCATTCTGAAATGAAACTTTTGCAAATTCCACCATCGTCTGATTTGCCAGATCGGACGTTTGCGGCTGCTCAATGACAATATATTCATGGCATGCTCCGCCTTGACCTGGCGCGTCTGTGACGATGATTTTGGTAAAACGTTTGCTTCCAATGTTTAATTCTCTCATTTTAAAAATCCTTTCGTTTGTTGGTTTACAGATAACATGACGCTTTATCTTCTTACCGTTTGGCAGTTTCACGATCACGGTTGCGTCATTCGTTTTGACGACTTCACCTTTTGCGGTTCCTGTTCCTAGCATGAATTCGGCTTTCATTGGGTTCCACGATTGAATTGTTCACTTGTTCCACCGTATGTGTCTGATCTTGTTTTGTAATTAAGACCTGCGCTCAATTTCTTATTCCTGTCAGGATTTCCATAAAGGTAATCCATATCAGTCCGTATTTTGTCCATTCGGTCTTTCGTATCCCAATATTTACGCATGTCCCGTTCATCAATCGGTATGCCTTTCATCTTCTTCAACTCAAATTCACGCTCGATGTTCTGAAGCTGATTGCGATAAAACTTGCTATCCTTAGACAACTTCATTGCCTTTCCAAGTGCTTTTTCAGCAGAAGCTCTTTTTTTTGCAGCATTAGATGCTTCTGCCCCTGTCAGGGGTTGTCTCATCATCCCCATTGAAACTTCCCTGGACCTATATGGAATATCGAGCTTATCTTTGAGCAACATCCCTGGCCCGATTTCGTAATCATTTGCAAACTCACCGTATTCATTCACAGGCATTGTGAATTTAAACCCACCCCTTCTAAATCCAAGCCCTGGTGCCATCGCCATAATCAGTACCCCGTCACCGGGTCCACCCACTTAGGACCCTTGTATTCGTAATATCCGCTTTCGGTTTCATCCCAATCGTTCTGCTGGACTTTCATAAAGAATGTTAGAGAAAGCGCGTCGCCAACGTCCGGGCTTGACAGTCCTCGCTTCTTCATGTCCTCTTTCTTTTCCAAAACCATCCGATCCGTGGGGTCAAATTTGTATTGAACGCTGGATAACTCGGATATCAATATCGGGTCATCCGGTATATCCCCACCATCCTGCAACCACTGCTTCATGGTGTCCCACATCTCTGCCCGTTTGTTCTTATACTGTGGGTTATCGGCGGAGAACCCGGCATTGGCCCCCATGACGTTGCGGTATCTCAATTGTGTAAGGCGGTCCAGAACACCCGCCCCCAACCCCACCACATCCACAAAGGTCATGGTAGCGTTGTAATGGTTGATCGCTCCGGCCACATAATCCGTGAAGGTCATTAGATCCAAATCCCGGTACTTCTTAACAGCTATGGTGTGGTTTCCCTGGCGAACGTATATAACGCTCTGATCGTCCCCGAACCGGGCCACATCCACCCCGATCACAATGGGTGCCCATGAATAGGTTTGGGGTAAATTAGTGCGCTTGGTCGCCTTTATTACCGTATCTAAGGGGATTAAGACCTGCTCCGAACTGGCGCTAAAATCGCACAATAATTCTTGACGGAATTGCGCTTCCGTCATATCAGACTTGGCGGTTTCTATCTGTTCTTCGCTTAGGACATTCGTAGTGTAACAGTCATATATTTTGGCAAACCAAGTGTCGTTTTTCAGGGCCTTGTTGTATAATTCAAATAATAGGTCATGACCTTTTGGGGTCCCTATGAAGATAGCCCAGCCGTTTCTGTCAATAAGGGTTGGTCTAAGCACCTCCCCCCATATGCTGGGCTTCATCTGCGCCACCTCATCAAGCACCACCCCATCATTGTACTGGCCCCTGAGAGAGTCCGGGTTATCCGCACCGAATAGCCTTATTCTAGCTCTATCATTATTGATCGTAGGCACTTCAACCCAAAGCTCACTTTCATTTCGGCTTACTGTAGGGATTGGGTTGGTATAGTGTTTCAAATAATCCCAGGCGATGCTTTTAGCCTGACTGTATAGAGGCGCTACATAGGAATATTTTGGCCGTTCAAGCTCACAGTGGACGGCTTCCTTTATAAGATGGTTGATGCACAGGACGGTTTTCCCCAACCGACGATGCGCCACAAAAACAGCAAACTTGTACTGGCTTATTACTGAGTGAATTTCTCCCTGTATGGGCCTGGGCGAGTATGGGATGAGTATTTCTTTAGCCATTAACCGTATGTTATCTGCGTTGTTGGTTTTAAAGTGTATCCACCGTATGGGGAAACTCCTTGTGGCGGTCTCATCCCCTGTGGCTCCATAGACATCGTTGAGCCATACCCCTGATCCTCATCCTCAATGATGTCGTCCACGGTGTACCGACCAGGAGCCTTACCGTCCCGTATGGCTTGGATAATCTCCTGCTCAAAATCAGGTGGACCGTAATAATCCTTCAGCCTCGGCATACCCTCCCCCAAAATAAAAAAAGCCCGAACTGCCATACAGACAATTCGGGCTTTTGATCCCCTTCCGGGTCAAAAACTACCGTTTTAATATGTTAACTCTAAGATTAACAGGTGATAAAGTTTATCACTTCATCTTATGTTTGGCTCCGAATTCAACATCCCCCAGACCGCCTTGGGAGAAATTGAATGTAACACAGACCTTTCCTGTGAATTTCTCTTCCCGGTATCGGGTGAGGATAGAGAGCAATTTGTTAATCGTATTTTTGAGTGTATCCATATTTTATACAGCTACGCCCCTTTACTTCCCTGATAGATGTAACGCTTTATCGCGCAATCGTTTTATGATTGTACGCAGGTAAACACCCGTTATGTTTAAACTCCTTGATATTTCCTTTCTAGTTTCGCCCTCTCCTAGCCGTAACAAAACAGCTTTTTCCATGTGTGAGAAGTACGCCCTCTCAACCCCCGTACCAGAATTGAAGATGCGTAATTCTTCCCCGCGGTAAAACATCGTGACGCCCTCATCATGCCAATCTACGTCATCCTGGCTTGCTGATAATTCCGCTTCTGGGCAGCAAAGCGTTGAACAGATACCTCGCTTATCACAGTCGTTGCAGAGCATTGGATGCCCTCATAATCAATACCCCGGATAAGAATCCACAATACCATTCGCTTCTGCGTTGTCAGACACCTTTCGCGCCCAATCTTCCAATCTGGCTACACGGGCCACAAGAGATTTCTGGTCTCTGGACAACCCGCACACCGGGCAATGGTTCTGCTCAATAATCTGCCCTGTTTTACAGTCAAGGCACTTTATTATTTTTCCGCATTGGGGGCATTTCATGTTAATCAACCTCGTGTTTTAAAAATTTCAATACCATCCCTAATTCTTCTCCCGTGAAGGTAAGCCTTTCACCTTTCGGAAGAATTACCCTCAAAAATTCCTCATCCAAACTGCCCCTTACGTCTATTTCGTAAAAAAAGGTGTACCCAATAGTACCTTCTTCGATTAAATTATACGTATCCGTTTCAGCAGTAATATCATCAAAAACTGTCTCTTTTTGTTTATCTTGTCTATAATGATACCCCAAAGCAATTACAAATATTGCTAGGACAATTACAACCGCTGTCTTGAAATACCTCATATCATTCTTCCTCATGCCTAACACAAAGATGTGCCATACCCGGTAAGTCCCGTTCCTCCACAACAAACCGGACCATCGAACACCCGTGATCGGTGTCTACGTGGACCACATCACCGTAGGGGAAGCGGGGGGTATGTCTCCCGCCGTATAGCGCTGGGCCGAGTTGTTCCAGGGGAATCTTGTATATTTTTTTCATGGGTTACTCTCCTCCAAAATCAGGCGGAACCGCTTTTCTCAAAGGGCCATCTTCCCATCCCCATGGTTTTCCCTCCCCGTCTTTCACTCTTTCCACAACCTTTTTCACCTCATCCATTATTCCGTGGTAGTCATCGTTTTCAGCCATTTCAGACATCTTTTCACGGGGTATTATTTCGCACCTGCCACCAAAAACACATACACCACCATCGTAATCAGCCTGGTATTTACACTCATGGCTTTCAATGACCCGCCTTATCCCTGGTGCCAAGAAACAATATGGAACTTTTTTTGCCGTTGTTGTCTCTGGCTCATCTTCAACATATTCCACGGTGAACTCGTCTGCCTTTCCATATGTGTCACAACATGCGCTCCCATCTCTAAACCTCTCCCATGTATTTATCATACGGACAGATGCGTCACCCTTTTCCCCTTCATTGAGGGGGACAATGTATTTGATGGTTATAATTGCCGTCTTTCTCATGATCTACTCCCAAATCTCCCGGTATCGGGGATAATTCTCAAATGCCCTGTTCAGTACATCGGCAGCGATCTTATCCCAAGACGACGGTGTTGTAATGTGCGCTTGGTACTGTGCTTCGATGTCAACACAGTCTTGAACGCGTTCCCACGTCATACCCCATAGTTTTTCCCAATCGTCAGAATCGAATCTCCGGTACTCACCATGCTCAGTTTTCACGGCTACATATCTTAATGATTCAACGTTTACTATCTCGCCAACCTCCATCACTTCACCACCGTCAAATGGTTAGCCGTGTCGTCTTTGCATTTTGCAACAAATACCCACTCTGCCATAATCCCGACCACATCTCCCGCACTTCGGAATATCAGCATGTGGTCTTTCAATTCGCAGGTGTCGGCTGCAATTAAGAAATCTTCCTCAAAGGTTCTTATCAGGTATTTCGTTTGTGGCGTTCCCATTTATATTTCTTCCTTTAATTTTCTTATCCAGTCCATGATGCCACTCATTTCATAGCGGGACTCAATCCCCATTTTTCCACCTCCATACTGTAAGGTCATACACCGACCGCTTGCCATGACCACCTTGCTCAACTTGAGCGACAACACAAGCGTCAATCAATCTCTGCTCTGCCCTGTAATATGTAGCCCTGCTCATCCCCCACTTAACCGCATCCGATGGACCAAACGAAACATGCCCCAACGATTTGTTGATTACCCCAAGCTCATTGTCAAACAAGGAGTCAGCCATTAACACATACAGGTCTCTCGCCGCCGACCCCATTCCACGGTACTGAAGACTCCGTATTAAGCCCCTTTCAAGTTTGACGAAACTCTTTTTCTTCTCCAAATAAACCCCTCCCTACAAGGGGAAACCGGGCCGGGGGAGTTGTAGGGTCTCCCCCGATTACTGGAGCTACCACCCGGAACCACGCAAATCTGATACTATTTTTGAAAAAGTTTGTCTCATTTTTAGTACCAGACTCATAAGTTTAACCCAATCTTCTTAATACCTGGTACTCATTTTGAGTACCAGATCAGGGGTACATCTATTGGTCTATATAGATAGACTCT